ACGCCCCCGCATACGCGCCACTGTTAGCGCTAGCACCGGAGAGGCGGACACGAAGCCCTTTGGATGATGCTGAATTCTCCCAAAAATAGTCACAGAAATAAGTCGAGACGGTCGCTCCGATTTCGGTCGGCATGGCGCAAAGCAAGTAGTAACTTTTCTGCTTGATATAACCGGAGGTTCTCGGAACCTCGCAAACCTTGATAAGGCCGGAAATCGAATTGTCATCATAACCGGCATAAAGGGACGGGGCAACGTAAACCTCGGATTTTTCCTCTCCCACGTTATCAACAAGCCCACGGACAATCTTCCAAATATGACCGAAAGAATGTTTCAGGCCGAAGAACACCGGAACCTTTGCTGCATAATGCAACGAGCCGTCCTCCTTTAGCACGTTAAAGGTGGCTTCACCGCAACCGTCACCAAGCTCGATACCGGCAGAGGTCGGAACAACCGGGTAATAACCCCACTGATCCCAATTCGGCATATTGGTGGTGCCGGATCCGAGGCCACCCTGATACAAACCGTTGCTGTCCTTTTCCGCAATCACGGTCTCCTGCATGTTGCGGGTTCCGAATATGATCATGAAAAGAATTTCAACCACCGCCTGAGCCACGTACCAGTTGGCATCCCAACCCTCGCCACGCTTGCGGGCATAAGTTGAAAAATTACGGTACTGCATATTGGTTGCAACCATCCCCAACTGCGTGCGGTAAGTACCGTCCCGGCTTGCATCATTGTTTCCACCACGATATTGGGCGGCATCACTCACAACCGAACAAAGGATATTGTTCGTCCTGTCCATCACGCCACCACCGAGGGCGGAAAGGCCACCGGCGGGAATATACACGTACTGTTTGCCTTTGATAGGAGAAAGGGAAACCGCATAATATTTCAAATTACCCACTTTCCACTCGGCAAAATAAAAACCAATATTCCAACACCACATATACTGTCCCATCGTGCCGTCCAGCTTCGCCGGTGTACCGTCCTCGAAACGGTAGTGGTTCGTGGGATCCAGCTTGCGCCGGGTACGGTCATCCTGAACGAGGTAACAACCAAGTCCTAACAGCTCTGGCAGCTTGCGGAGCATATCAAGGCTGCCATAGTAACCGGCAGCCCGGTACGTGGAATTCGATTCATTCCAATAACGTCCACAAACGCCGTTTGCGGCGGTGGTAACCGCCTCGGACAAATTCATAACTTTGGACTCTCCGTCCGTGTCCAGCACCTCGATGCGCATATCGCTCACGCTGCCGGAGGCAGTATCAAGGTCACTGATCTTCTTTCCGGCCTCGAAAGCCGCAAGCATCGCTAACACACGGGTTTCCTGATCGCTTGTCATATTTATCAAGTTTTTAAGTTAAACGTATTCTACCTTTACTGTCAACCCGGATTTTACCGCCTCCGGTAAGGCGGACGGACGGAGCCTGAACCGTCACGTTTATGGTCTTGTACAAGTGGGTGGCCTGTGTCGGGATCACGTGGATCCGGCTCGTTCCGATTTTCAACGGGGTTACAACACCCGCAGGATCCACGCTCACGGCCACGTCATCACCCAAGAACAAAACATTCTGCAGCGAGTACGAGGGGAACATCTTGGCCACGATACGCTGAACGTAAGGATTACGCTGGGTGATGCGTTTCGTGTAGGTCAGTTCCATTCTCGTGGGAGCCAACGAAGCCGCACCCGATATGGACTCCTGCAGCTGCTTCATCTTCTCGATCTCGGCCTCTGCGGTGGTGGCCGTACTGCTCGCACGGGCGGCAGCGGCAAGGGCTTCCGATTTGGCCGCATTTACAGAGCTGGCCTCCTTGTTCGCCGTATCAGCGGCGGAGGACGCTTTCGTGGCGGCATTCGTGGCATTTGAAGCGGCTCCGTTAGCAGCGTCCGTGGCTTTCTTTGCCGCTTCGATAGCGGTTCCCGCAGCACCGGCGGCATCATTGGCACTTTTGGCAGCGTTATTGGCCGCAGTGGTTGCCTTGTCTGCATTCTGTTTGGAAGTATTCGCGCCGGAGGCGGCATCATTGGCGTTTTTGGTTGCAGTTTCCGCTGCCGTTTTTATCTTGGTCAGATCCGTACCGGCATCATTCGCATTCTTGGCGGCATTGGTGGCATTTGTCGTGGCCTTTTTCGCTTCGTTCGTGGCTGTTATCGCTTTTGCCGTGGCATCAGCGGCCTTTTGGGTCGCATCCGCAACCGCATCGGTTGCCACGTCCTGCAGCAAATTAACGGGAGCCTCGACAACTTCCGGGATACCACCGTTCATTCTCAAGGCCGGGAGTGTCAATACTCCATCCAAAGAGGAAACAACAGGAAGCTCACCCACACCTTTGGATTCGGCTCGCAGTATGTTCCGGACACGGGCGGCTATCGCCTGTATTTGGGATTCTGTCAAGTTTTCCATATCAGACCTCCGTTCTTAACTGTTCCATTAAACCATCTATAAACATGGGAGTACACCATTCATTTGCAACCCTCACGATAAGCTGTTCCTCTTTTCCCGTGATCGCAACCGGTTCTTCACTATTATAGATCTTAAAAGCAAGGGCGTGGGCTTCTATCCCGATCGTATGCTGGTATATCAAATCAGCAAAATCCTTACGTGCGTCACCGGTAATTTTCTTTTGCCTGGAAATTCCGGTATAAGCCTCAAATTTTTTAAAGTTCACTTTTTTCATATCGTCATTTGTAATATTTATAACTGAGAGAGTTAAATCCCAAAACACACCACCCACATTTATTTAGGAAATCAAAACCATAGGTGATCTCTTCCATATGTTCCCCGGTGTATATATAAAGATACTTCCACGTGGTCATGTATATCGAATTTTTTTTCGGATCCTTTGGTGGCGATGATAACATTCCCAGCCACGTTATGCGTAAATCTTCGGATTCGTCACCATAAACAGGAAATTCTACCCATTCGCCATACCAATACAAGTAATTCCGGTTTTCTTTCTCGTTATAATAGAGCCAACCACTTTGAGGGTTTATTGGCGGTTGTACGAGTTCCCCTCTCCACGATATCAGACCGGCCATTTCTCTGCCATTATGTTCCGGCGTGCCAATAAGTTCGATTATTCCGCTTATCCATTCTATCTTATAAGGATCGCTATACGACAACAAACCATCTTCGCCCAAACCCGAGTTGGTTCCACGAATCTGACTTCCATCATCAATGCGCACGGAACTGTAACGGATAGAACCCACCGTTCTCGTGTAAGGAGGATGACATCCGTTATACAAGATCACTCGTGATCCAATATACTTTACATCATTTGACAATATGATATCGGCTCCATTAGTTGCTCCTTTCATATCAACCTTCAAACTTAATTCCTTGTTGATCTTGTATCCGTATTCTTTTCGTGCGGAATCAGTCGTGTATATGGCATCGCTCGATTCCACTAAATGAAAATTAGTCTTTAAATATCCGGAAAACGTACCCGCATTCGCTTCAATCGAACCATCCTCCAACACCTTAAAATATTCATTGGCGGTAACGAGCCCCTCCAGCCTGATATGTTCCGCATTTATTGCCACGTCCTCAGCCGATTGGTTGATAAAGGATACGATTGTACCGCCATTCTCCAACGACTTGCTTGCCCATAACCTGTTACCGTCAGCAGAGGTAATCCACCCGGCCCTGCTGATGGTTCCGTCTATCGTGTCCACACGGCTCACGATGGCGTTGATCTGCTGCGCCGTCACGTGAAAGCTGCTCTCATGGGTGGTCAGGCGGTTACCCAATACGTCCACCCTGTCAATGGTCGCCCATAACTTGTTGCCGTCCGCAGTGGTAATCCAGCCTGCAGTCTTTATCGTGTTGTCAATAATTCCCAGTTCATCCTCCGCCTTATCGATACGACTCACGATGGCATTGATTTGATCCGCCGTCACGTGGAAGCTGCCCTCATGGGTGGTCAGGCGGTTACCCAAGCCATCCACCGTTGAAATTGTAGCCCATAACTTATTGCCGTCCGCAGTAGTTATCCAGCCTGCTGTCTTTATCGTGTTATCAATTTTATCCACCGCCTCGGCCACCGCAGAGATATGTTCAGCCGTTTGCTCGAATTTCGTGCTTACAACCTTTTGATAATCCTCCAGCGGGTGGTTGGTCAAAGTGAGCCGCTCGACATAAATATCACCGGTAAACTGCAAAAGGAAATCACCGGATCCGCTCCATTCTCCCGATACCTCCAACACCTGAAATCCATCGGCTGCCTCGATAGCTTTTGAAACATAAGGAGCGGATCCGCTGAAACCGGCAGTCAGGGTTCCACCGGCATCACAATGGTATTTTATAGTCAAATAAAGGATACTCCCTTTTTCAGGTTTGGTTATATCTTTATTCAACTGCTTTATATAACTACGTTTAACACGGAGCATGAAACGCCCGTCAAAAGAAACCACGTCCGAAACCTTGTTCTTTTCGGAATAAAAGTTTATACCCAAATCAAGCAGCTGCCCGTTCACGTCATAGATGCTGATATCATTCTCCCGGATCCAGCCGGTCAGGTCATCCTGAAAGGTGGCGTTCGTCAGGTAATTGTCCTTTTCGGTCATCGTGTTGATAACCCCCTGCATGGCACTCTGCAACATCCCCTCAACGATTTCAAATTTCGTCCGGACATCCTCTCCCGTACGCAGGCGAAAATCACCGGTCAGGTAAGCGTTCTCCGAATACAGCCCGTAACCTTTTAACTGTCCCCAGCAATAAGTGATGATTCCAGCCAAACGTCCCAAACGGGTACGGACGGCATTGTCAGGATCCGTTTTCATCCCGTACAGGACATCGAGGTAAGGGCTGCCCTCCTCCACGCTGGTTTGCTTTAGGATACCTTTTCTGTCTGAGTTCGTCAAAGAGTCCACACGGGTAAGCACGTCACGGGCGGCCACGCTGCCCACGTCACCGACAAAATTTTTATAGGTGACACTATCCATCCGGTTCTCTCCATCAGCCAATGCCCCGACCTTGGCATCCACCACCTCAAACTCGTATTGTTTTCCACCGTGGCCATTCACGGAAAATTGTTGCACCATCACGATATCACCGGCACGGAAAGGATTATAAAGGACACCTTTCTCAGTGTCGAGATATATCGTTTTTGTGGCCGGGTTGATAGAATGAACACGCATCATGTCGGAGGTGATACGGGTTCCGTTCTCACCCACGAGCTGGGAGATCACGAACTCGTAAACTCTCATCACGCCACGGATGGTCATGTCATCAAGCTCCATGACCGCTTTTTTCTCCGTTACACCGGCGGAGTTAATGACCTCTTTCCAGAACAAAGCCCAGCCGGATCCGCCCGGAAAACCGGAGATGAAGTTCTCGGAGGAGAGGGTATCTTTAAAGAATGCGTTTTTATCGACCGTGAGCTTTTCAACCAATGCCGTGCCGATCACGCTGATCCCCTTTAAAAAGGTTTCAAGTTCACCCGCCTCGTCAGGAATATCTTTCCGCAGGAATTTATCGGAAATTTCCTTTTCCAGCCTGCTGATCGAATTCGCTATCGCTTTGATAGTCCGGACGGCGGAAAGGACATTGTATTCAGTAGGATCAATGCTGTCCCAGCTCTTTAAAACAGCCAGCACCTCCTTGTTCAGCTGCTCCTTGTAAGCGGCCTGTATATCCACGATATTGTTCTCTATTTGGCTGATACGCCCGTAATCAACCGCATACGTGCATTCAATATCCGCCTCGAAGGGATTATTCAATTTCCGGGAGATTTTCGTGATACGGCTCTCGTGCGCCCCTGCCGGAAAATAGATCTCATTTTCCAAAAGAACACGCCTACCGATTTGCAAGGATATCCGGTTTTCTTCCAAATAGACATAATCAGTGGGAGCCTTGTACACGGAAGTATCAATACTGATTTTATCCATGTATTTGGCCACAGCTTCTGCAAATTCCTGCTCGGCCAGCGGATAATATTCTTTAGGCATCCGGATGTTATACAGGATATATTCATCACCCGGTTTCGGGATCAACAAACCGCCCGGCAGCTGCTGGTTCTCGTAAGGGAATTGCGTTACGATTTCAAACTCTTTCGTTTTGGAATTAAAATTCAACTCAAAATCACGCCCGTTCAGCTCTCCGCTTTGAAACACCACATTCTTGACAAGCCCCTCAATCTCATAATCATTCGGATCGAAATCGAGAGAGGAGTCCGTAAAGTAATATATCGTGAATTTATTGCCGTCCTCACCAGTGGCCTCCATGCTTCTAACCGTAGATACTTTACCGGTACGTCTTGGATAAATATTGGAAAAGAAGTTTTCCTCAGATTGCTCCACGATACCGAGGTAGGTATTCTTTTCTACATAGCGCACGCCACCGGGTAACTGCAGACGCTTATAACCGTAATCAGACTGCACGATATTACGGGTGCTGCCAAGCGGGTAAAGACGGGTAAAAAACGGAACCGTATCATTTGCCACACGGGTGAGTTTTTTCAATCCTTTCCCATATCCCAAAGGAACGGCAGTGCCATGCTCGCACCGGCTCAGGTTGATGGTCGAACCCTCGATCCACCACTCCGTGTCGAAGTTCTTGGCTATCTCGGAAAGAGCGTCAAAACAAAATATATTATCGTATTCTATGTTCACGTTACCCGTGGAAACAACCTCCCCGATAACCCAAGCATTACCACCCTTGATCCGGTTGATATTGTCGCATATAAGCTGGAGATGTTCCGCAGCGGTGGCATCATAAGAGAAAGACAACTCATTCTCGTTATCTACCAGCTTGAGGACTTTCGCCTTTTTAAGTTCACTCTCGATCCCGTAAAATTTGCAGTTATACACGTATTCCACGGTGGAATTCTGCTCAGGTTTATAATCCTCCAATAACGTGAAACGCTCCCCGTCAAAGTCCACGTAATCGTTCACGCCCAGCCCGACATACTCGTAAAGCGTGAATGACAAATTCAGTACATTGTCATTCATCACCTCCTTAACATGACGATCCGAGTCCGAGGGTGACACGGTGGCTTTTAAAACGCCTTGCTGATTGTATATTTTAAGTTCCATTTGAACGCCGTTTGAATTTATTTGAATAGCCTATAACACCGGAGCCGGTTCCCTGAATTTCACGCTGAATTTTGCGGCAACCTCGCCACCGAAATCGGTCAGCTGGCTGTAGTCCGTGCATTCCTTGTAATACAGCCGGAATGAACGGTCAAGCTCCTGCAGGTATAAATTTAGCCACCCTTTATTCCCGGCCTTTAAAAAAGCCAAGAAAGCGGAATAACGGATAAGGAATTGCCGCCGGTCTGATGCCATGATCGCAAAATGGAGTGTCACGTCACGAGCCTCCCAAGCCGGAACAAGTGTTTCAGGCAGTTTCTCGCCATCCTGTTCCCTGAATGATACAGCCGTGTGCGTTTTGGTTGCAGGTGGTTTCAAAAGTGAGGAGTAGTTCTTGTTCTCACCGGGCTTTTCCTCCACGAGGAAAGCCCCGTAATCCGTGAATATATCCACATCATTAATCAATAATAAGCCTTTCAATACATCCATATCATTTCATTTTTAAACCGTCACGCTTTATTTCCACGATCTCATCATATATTTTCGGCAGACTGTCGGTATTCTCTTTTATCTTGTTGATGGTATCAATAGCCCCGCCGAGTCCCTCGGAGATATTCTCCACGTTCTCATCGATGGAGGCATCGTGCATCTGCAGGGAGGTCATCAACCCCTCCAGCTTTGTACCCTGATCCTGAGAAAGGGATTGAAACGCCCCGGCTTTACCGCTCTGAGTCGTGGTATCCTCTTTCCAAAGGTCGAACCCCATAGCCGCCGCTTTATCTTTCCACGATTCCATCCATGACTGCGCAGCATCCACGTTACTGCCGATATTATTGTAAAAGTCATCCACGAGCCGCATGGCATCATTAGCAATCTGTTCCTCGCTTTTACCACTGCCGTAAACCTCTTTGAGCTGCTTCTGCAGGTCATCAAATTTATCAGCGAAAAACAAGGAGTATGCGATCTGCTCGCCGAGATCCTCAAACACGGATACTGCCTGATCCGCAAAGTTCTCCAAAGCCGTACCGCCCCCTTTGATGGCGGAGGTGATGGAGTCCAGCATACCCGGGCCGAGGCTCCCGAATGTTTCCTGCAGGTAATCCTCCAAAGCCTGCTCTGCCTCGTCCATCGCATCTTTCAGGTCGATCAGGTTCTCGAGGTAGTTCCGGGTTTCATCACTCATCTTACGGGTATCGAGAATCACTTGGAGCATTTCCGTATCCAGCTCACCGTTGGCCTTGATCAGCTCCGGGTAAACATCGAGAATGCCGCTATAAACGTCTTTACCCTTTCCCCAACCGAACAGACCGGTTTTCTTGTGGCCGGTTACGATCTGGGCATCGTTCAGACCGCCGAAACCTTTCTGATAATTTTCCAACCGTTTGCGGTAAGTTCCGGCAAAATCTCCCGTCATGCGTTCCATCCAGCTCATGGTCGGGGCTTCTCCGGAAAGCTCGTCCTTAAATTGGGAGAGGGCATCCCGGTAAACCTCTATCGCATTGGCGGCCTTTGCCACCTGACGTTCCCCGAATATATTCTCAGCCTTTTCCAGCAAAAGATTCTGCTCCAGCAAAAGGAGATTGTATTGCCGCTGAAAATCGAGCTTTGCCTTTTCAATCTCTTTTAAAGCCTCTTTGTGACGGGCTTCCGCCGCAAAAGCCGAGGTGATAAAATTGGCAGCCTCGCCGATGGCCGCACCTATACCGCCGATCAAACCGCCTTTTGCAAATCCTTGCCCGATGTTGGAAACCGCACCCATGACCTGCTGCATTCCACTCAGGGCATCCGCCGTCTGAGTGTCACCCATTTGGTCGAACATATTAGCAAGCTCGCCAGCCGCATCTGATGCAGCACCGCCAATCGTGCCGATAGCTCCGGATAGTTCTTTGGCTCCTTTGGCTCCCTTTAGTTCGGCAAAGCCTTTCTCGAATGTCTTGAAAATGCTTTCCCACTTGTTATTGCCGCCTTTGTCGGAATCGAGCAATTTGTCAAGTGCTTTCTTTAACTTTTCAAGTTTTTCCGGGCTTTTCTCTATATTCTTTAATTGCTCAGGCGAAATAAACGTGATGCCTTTCGTATCCCCGTTACCGGAAAGATACGCCCGGAGCTGTTTGGCCTGCGAAATAAGTTTTTGCAGCGAATCAAAGGACATGGAAGAATAGTCCCCGAATAATTTCTTTAAAAAATCGTTATCTTTGGATGCCTCCTCGGCCTCGGCATCATTAATGGATTGGATGCCTTTCGTTACTTGTTCCTTTGCAACCGCTATCGCACGGTCAATCTCATCGGAATTTTCCGCTGTACGCTGGGATTCCAGCTGGGCGATATCATCATCACCCTGTTTCTTTATGGCGGCTCTTTGCGCCTCGAAATCACGATATTTGCTCAGGAGTTCTTGCAGGGTTTCCTGCTGTTTCTTTTTCTTCTCGGTGGCATCCCTGTTTTCCCTGCTATCAATATCTGCAACGGTGGCATCATATATCTGCGCCGCTTGTATGCGTTGCGTGGCCGCCTGAGCGGATATATTGGCAAGTTGTTCAGGAGTAACCTTTTCCCCGGCGGCTTTCAGCTTATTGTACAGTTCAATGCGCTGCTGTTCCTCACCCGTGATACGGTCTTTTTCTCTCTCGAAATTAAGCAAGGCCTCCGCACGCTCCCTCTCGTATCCCTCTTTCGTCAGGGCGATACGCTGATCCTCTATCTTTTGACGGGCTTTTAGTTCCAGCTCGGCAAGGTTATTCACAATTTTAGCGGGCTGTTTCGGATCCTTGTTATTTTTATTCGGATCCACGAAACCACCGATACCGGACTTTTTACCCAGCTCTGCATATTCTTCCTGCAGCTTCTTTGCCTCATCCAAATAAGCGTCCCGCTGTTCCTCTGCAGCTTTTATAGCTGCGGCCTTTGCCTCTTTATTATGCGTTTCAATCAAAGCCTCGGCATCGAATTGGCCATAGGATTCAGCCTGAGCCATACGCAGCCCCATTTTAGAAAACCACCCCATTGAACCCTCGACATCAGATTCGGGCGTGACTTTTACCTCGTTCACCTTTTCGTCCGCTTCCACGGCTTTGTTCACGAGGCTTTGGGCTTTCGCTTGCAGGAAAAGCATTTGGATATAGTCATCACTCTTTTGGATCAGCACATCGTACCACTCGGCAACGGTATTGTAATATCCGAAGCTCTCGCCGTATTTCCGGTTCAACTCCTCGACTTTAGCCTTTTCCTGTTCCTTACTGCCGGTAAAGTCTTTCAGGCTCTTTGTCGTATTTTCTATCTCGAAACGGGTTTTAATCATTTGGGCACGCCCGTCACTCTCTATTTTTACCCGTTCTTTCGCCTTTTCCGCCGCTTTCTCCTGCGCATCGCTGTATTTATCCCAAAGGACGATAAGCCCCGTTATTACGGCGGAAAGCCCTAATGTCAGCGTGGCCATCAAAGCGGTGGCCGCCGCATTGGAGATACCCAACGAAACGGCCAGCTTTGTATTGGCCGCCGTCAGCAGCTTTTTCATCTTGACAACGGTAACCAGCCGAAAAGCGGAATCCTTGTTCAGGGTATTCATGACTTGCTGCAGCCCCATAGTGACGGCCATGACGCTCTGCACACGGGTTTGTATCTTTATCAGATCCTCGTTTTCCGAGGCGAAAATCCCCATGACACCGGTGGCGGTCGTGAACAGACCGGACAAGCCGTTCACACCGCTCATCACTCCCTGCAAGGCTGCATCATCATTGGCGAGAATATTCGTTTGGGTACGCAGATCACCGATGGTATCGGCTAATACGGCGGCTTTATCGGCCATCTCCGCATACTCTTTGGTGTTCTGTTTGCCCTCCAAACGCAGGCGAGCCATCGCATCCTGCATCTCCCGGAGCTGCATCGAAAGACGTTTGGTGGAAACGGATGCCTTGTCATGCTCCGCCTCAAGGGAGGAGAGAATGTTCTTGTCCTCCTGCAAGGCTTTGGTACAGGCATCTATCTCCGCACGCATCTCCAGCTGCGCCTTTCCGGGTGCAAGGTTGTCGTATTGCTTCTTTAAATCCTTGAGACAGGATTCAACATACTTGATCTGCTCTTTTTGGGCGGCAATACGGTCTGTGATGCTTTTAGACACCTGCTCGGCCTTATCTCCCAGCGTTTCGGCGGACTTGCCCGCCTTGTCAATGCCGGGAGAGAGCTTGTCTCTCATTATGAATTCTATCTCAACGGGTTTCATTGTTCTTTCAATCGTGATTGGAAAAATCCGGAAAGGCTTTTAGGTTTCCCTTTACCGCCTTTGCTTCCGGTTCGGTTGTTATCATTCTCTTTCTCATAATGTGGCGCATCGGCGAGCATCATCCGGAGCGTTTGGTAATTGACACCCCAAAGGATGTATTTCACGCTCCAGCCGGTGGCCGCCGCTATCTGCCACACGATACCAAAGGGGCTATGGGATCCGACATATCTCGTTCTTAACTCCCCTTTCTTTTTTGGCTCTCTCTCGGTTTCAGTGGATTGGATATCTGAACCGATTCGATAATACGCATAAAAGACTTTGTACCCAGCAAAGTGACAAAACGCTGGTTAGCACCCTGCAGGTATTTGTCAGGAACGAACCATCTCAGCAGCCATGCAACAATGCCGGAAAACAATAGTCCGGAGATCGCTCCACGGCAGATGGTCAAGGCCACCATTTTGGAAACACGTTTGCCATGAATGGCAAGGAACGCCATCTCCTCATGCTTGTTGAACTGCTCCATCTCCTCGTAAGTAATGCCCAGCTGCAGGTATAGCTTTGCGATTCGGATCTGACTCCCCAAGCAGGGACGTTTCATGGTCACCCTGATCGATACCGGTTTCTTTCTCAGTGGTATCTTAAACCGTAAAAAAGGCAGGGAAACCCCTACATCAAGCAGAGCCTCCGCTGCCTCTATTTCCACGTTCTTTCTCATGGGTTACGCATTTCCAGCCGCCTGATTCAACGTGAGGGTAGCCTTTTTCGTATTATCAGCCGCAAGGATAAACTCTACCGATCCGTTTCTCGCAGCACCGGTATTGGCATCCGCCGTGATGGTGATCCTGCCGTTCACAACTTCAAGATTGAAGCCGGTGGGAACCTTTCCAACGGAAAACGCTCCGGAGGCTTCAATATCCACCGTTTTACTTTCTCCACCTTTGGCGAATGACAAAGAGGTGGGCGTTACGGAAATAAACGGAACCGTATCATCAAAGCTGAAAGGAGAACCTCCATCCAGCGGGTTCAACATTTCCATTTCACACTCGATACCCAGCGGATCATCACCGCCAATCTTACCACGTACAACACCGTCCAGCGTCATACGCTTGACCTCGATAGTCTGGCCAGTTCCGCAAAGGATTTTCAATGCACCCTCTAACGAAACGGATTCCGAGGGAGCCTCCCATTTTGTACCGTTCACCGTTCCGCCCATCACGTCCTTACAGTTCTGAGGAACAAGTTCAATCAGGGTAAACTTTAGTAGATTGGTGGCATCCTTTTTCTTTATTTTCTTGACCGGGGCATTACGAACCTGTGCGGCAAAGAGCTTGATATATTCAGCGGCATCACCGCCCCAATCAATACCGTCATCAGAAACATTGCCGATCTTTTTACCATTGAAATAAATGGCATCAAGGAGCATCATGTATCCGTCATTCACATATACTTTTGACATCGTTCTCTATTTTAAAAAGGTTAATATTCTATTCTTTAGTTTCTTTAGTGGAGAGGTAAGCAGCAAACCGCCCACAAATCCGGCTAAAAGCCATTTATACCATGTAGCGGGTGGCTTTTCCTTAATGCTTTGGGCGGCATCGCTTTCCGCCTTGTAGGTTTCATCACTACGGCTGTTCGTCTGTTCCATCCGGGAAATAACCCGTTTTAAGCTATCCACCTCGTTGCGCTGTCGGAACACCTCACGCTCGTAAAAAAGGCATTGCCGGGCGATAGAGTCACATTTACCCGTAACCATGATATTATCGCCATGCCTTTGCACGCTTACCGATGCCTGACCGTCTTTGGCCGTGTAGCCAGCACCGTCCGGCAGGTTAAGGAGGTTCTGTATCGGAACATCCACTTTCGCCTCCGACTCCGGGATCCCCTCCCGTGTCAGGGCGGTTATCGTCCGTCCCTGCAGTAGTTCCCCCGTCCTCTGAGCCGTCACGTCTAACTGCTCTCCGGCTACTCCGGTGGTGGTTCCGCTTTTCGTCTGTTCCGTCAGCGTGTGTGACTGCTGGCTCTTGGTTAATTTCGCCGTGGCACATCCCATCAGGCAGAACACGGCTATAAGTAGCACGAGGGTTGCCCCTCGGATTGGGTTTCTCATCATTTCCTGTTTGTTTATTGATTACTTTTCTTAATCTCTCCACCTCTTTGGTAAGACGGGAGAGCTTTTGGATCATCTCCTCCTGATTCGCTTTCAGGTCGGCATTCTCTCTACGGAGCTGGATATTCTCATCCAATATCTTCCGGTTCTCACTACTGAGCATATTGATGGACGCCTGAAGCTGGGATAACATATCATTGTTCTGCTTTCTACGGCCAACAAACCATGTGAAGATGCTCCCGATAAAACCACCCGGCAGGGCGAATATTAAAAAATCCATCAGACCGTCCATCTCTTTGCTTTGTTATTAGTTAATGCCTATTTTCCTGAGCCATGCCTGAACGTCAAATGACGGGCACGCTTTGGCCGCAATCTCGTTATGACCGATGATTCTCACCCGTGGGAAACGGCGGTGGAAGTCTTTCACATAATCCTCCAACGCTTTCAGCTGGCCGGGAGTACGGGTGTCTTTGGGAGTCTTGCCGTCAGCGGCCACACCGCCAACGTACACAATGTGCCGGGAAATGGAATTGTACCCTTTTGCCCCATTGGTAATCTCCCACGGATCCACCCGTGCGTCCTCGTTGTTCTCAACCAATCGCTCCACCGTTCCATCAAGGTGAAACATATCGGTATATCCTACCTGCTTCCAACCACGGCCACCCTTGCTTATCGGGTTCGTGTGCCATGCTCTGATATCGTTACTCGTTACCTTACGGCCTTGAGGCGTGGCGGTACAGTGGATTACCAAATATTTCAATTCTGCCATAACTCTATCCTGCTACAGGAGTTCCCTGCACTAAAGCGATTACACCCTTTTTATCTTTACGCATGATACAGCCACCGGCACGTACAAGGAATGAATAAATATCACCGTAATAGGTTGCGTCACCCTCGTTCTCGAACGCTTTCACCTCACCCAGCGCACGGCAGACACTTTGCTCGTGCCATGCAAGCCCGGCGGCGAGATCGGTGGCTGCACCGGCGGTACTCCACGCTTTGGGAGCTTTGGCCGCAGTATAAAGGGCAACCCTGCTGCGCATCATGATATTAAAGCTGAACAGCTTACCGAGGATACCGTTCTGCGCATCAGCAGAAGCGAGGAACGCCGTGTTCTCGTTCTCCGTCAGGCTGTTCAACAGTTGGGAGTACATCTGCGCATCCAGCAGCAAATAACGCCCCTCCTGCGGGATATCATCATTATTGAACTTGGTCATCAAGCCCAACACGTCTGCCTTGCAGATACCTTTACGTTTGCCGGTAGCCTTATCCGTGTAGGCATCGATCTCCGTACCGGTGGTTTCAATGCACTGTGCGGCGGCAGGACTCCAGTTGAAAACGAAATCGAGTGCCACATCATCCTGCAGTTTGAGTTTATCCTGACGCAGGACGGACTCCCGTTTGTCATAGCTGAGTTCCACCGTGTCGGCGTTAGGGATAAGTACCGGATCAGTGGTGTATTCATCCAGCGGGAACGTCACATCGATATCCGTTCTTTTGGTTACCGTAGCCGGGAGGCTGGTTCGGTTTTTCTTGGTTCCGGATGCTGCACCGGCATTCGGGATGTGAACAATCTTGCCATTGTTCACGTACTCATCGGCGTTGAACGCCTTGCTCAGGAAGCTATTGGAGGCAAATAAACCCTCCACGATAGCCGCCATCCAAATTTCTTTCTGAATTGCCATTTCTATTCTTGCTTTAATGGTTAATAATTACAGATTCGGTTCGATACCGAAACGCTCTTTAAACTTGGACTTATACAAGTCCGGAGCGGCATCTTTCAGCTCAACGAGCTTACCGGCTTTATCCAGCTCATTCCATGATTTGTCTTTCCAATCACCGAGTGTTACACCGGATCCTTTATCCGTGTTGATTTGACCGGCCACATTTGCACGGCACGGGATAGCTGCCAGCATAGCCTTTGTTCCCTCGAAATCCTTATCGAAAAGGTTCAGCAGGTTCTCACGGCCTTTCGCATCATAGCGTCCGTCTTTAATGGCCGCATCGGTCAGGGAAATCGCCTCCCGCTTTTGGGATTCCTTTTTGGCCTCGTTCATTTTATCCACTGCGGCGGCCAGCGTCTTGTTTTCTTTTTCCAAGCGGTCGGCATTGGCAATGATTCCCTGAATGGCGGTTACGATTTCCGCCTCGCTTGCAGAATCCTGCAGCTTCAATACTCCTGTAAGTACGCTCATTTTTAATTGTTTTTTGGGGTTATTACTGTGATCTATCAACCGGATAAGATTACCCTTATCATTCAGGTCGATAATCTGTTTGCTCTCTCTGTCATAGAATACCAGCGCATTGTGATTGGCTCCGATTGTAACGACACTGCCCTCCCGAACCGTCCATCTCGTAACGGTAGGGAGTGTTTGTCCGGGGAGCATCAGGTCATAGGCATCGCTTTTCTCCTCCGGAGGCCACGCACCGATAGAGGCCATACGGATAAAGTCATTCTCAACTTTACGCTTTACCTCTGCGGCACGGGCATCTCCCTCATCGAACACGGCATCGGCTAAAATCTGACCTCCCTCAACACGGATATTTTCCCACCGGCCAATCGGCAGGGAGTAATCATCGTGATTCAGAAGCATCACGGGATTCTTTTTAAACTCCTCCAAATTGGCTCCGCTGGTGAGCATCCTAAAACCGTAGGTGTTCACCGACTCATCATGTAATACAAAGGTTAATCTGCCCATTTCGCTCGTTTGATTTTGTGACAAAATTCAGGGTAAAAAACGGGCTGTACAAATCGGTCTGCAACCGTTTCAGTTTAAACTGCAACCGTTTCACTTTAAACGTAAACCACTACAAACCAATTATTTTCACTCACCGCAAGGCTTTACCTTTGGGCTATAAAATGATATAGCTATGGCGGAAGAATTGAAAGCAAATCAACGGAAAGAATGGGCTAAATTGATGTATCTAAAAGAGAACATCACCCAGCAGGAAATTGCCGACCGGGTGGGTGTTTCCCGTGTCACGGTGAACAAATGGGTTAAGGAATGGGAGGGCTTAAAGCTCAACCTCCTGCAGACACGGGAGGAACGGATCAGCTCCACGCTCACGCAGCTGGACGAACTCGACCGCTCCATCGCAGGCAAAGAGGAGGGAAAACGGTATCCCTCAGCGGCGGAGGCCGATATACGGCGCAAACTGACGGCTGACCTTGAGGCGTTGGAGCAGGATGCCTCCATCAGGGACATATACAATGTTTCCCGTGGGCTGCTCGATTGGCTCCGACAGCAGGATCTCGAAAGGGCAAAGGAGCTGAGTGATTATTTCGATGCGTACATAAAGGAGAAAATGAAATGGGTAAAATAGATGATATTCAGGCATACAAGGAGTGGACTGAATACCACCGTTCACTCAAAAGGGACAAAGCCGCCGACAACCTCTCGCCGGTGGAACGAAAAAAGAAGCTGGAAAAGCTGGAGGCGAACGTCATCGAGTGGATCCTGTTCTTTTTCTCGGAATTCGCAAAGTACCCCTTTACCAAATTCCATAAAAAGGCCATCAAACGCATCACCACGAATATGGAATGGTACGAGGTTCTATCGTGGTCACGTGAGCTGGCAAAATCCACCATCGTGTTCATGTGCATGATGTACCTCGTGCTGACCGGAAAGAAAAAGAACGTGCTACTCATCTCAAACAGTCACGAGAACGCCGTCCGGCTTTTGGAACCTTATAAAAAAGCCTTTGAGAGCAATTCCATGCTAAAGGCATATTATGGTGATTTGAGGGAGTTCGGGAGCTGGACGGCGGACGAATTCACGCTCACTACCGGGGCAACGTTCCGGGCTATCGGTGCGCTGGAGTCACCCCGTGGTACGAGAAAGGACGCTGTACGTCCGGACACGGCTCTCGTGGATGACTTCGATACGGATGCAGACTGCAGGAACCCGGACATCCTGAAAAAGAAATGGGAATGGTTCGAGGAGGCTCTGTTTCCAACCCGATCCATCAGCGAGGATTTGCTGGTGATATTCTGCGGAAACCTGATCGCTCTTGACTGCTGCGTGAAACGTGCCGGTGATAAAGCTGACCATTGGGATATCGTGAACATCCGGGACAAGGATGGCAAATCCAGCTGGCCGGAAAAGAACACGGAGGAACGCATTAACCGCATTCAGTCCAAAATCAGCACAAAGGCGTTCCAGCAAGAATACATGAACAACCCGCTCTCCGAGGGTGACACGTTCAAAGAAATGGTATGGGGCAAATGCCCGCCACTCTCAAAGCTGCAGTTTGCCGTTGTTTACGGGGATCCGGCTCCGTCCAACTCAAAGAACAAGGCCACCTCTTTCAAAGCCTGTTTCCTTATCGGGTATTATGACGGTAAATTCTACGTTTACACCGGTTATCTTGACCATGTGGTAAACGAGGAGTACGTGAACTGGTATTATTATCTTCGGGATTACGTGGGGCAAAAAACGCAGGTATATAATTACATCGAAAATAACAAGCTGCAGGATCCTTTCTATGAACAGGTGTTCGTTCCGCTATTTAGCGAGAAAGGAAAACAACTCGGATTTATCGGGATCATACCGGATACCCGGAAGAAACCGGAAAAGTTTGACCGTATCGAGGGAAACCTTGAGCCGATCAACCGGCGAGGACAACTCATCCTCAACATTGACGAAAAGGATAATCCGCACATGAAAAGGCTGGAGGAGCAGTTCCTGCTCATCAACCGAGCTATGAAATCACCCGCTGACGGCGTGGACTGCATCGAGGGTGGCGTGTGGATCATCAACCAAAAGATAAGCACGCTCTCGGCTGGATCCTACACCGTGGGCGCACGTGTAACCAATAAAAAGAGATTTTAATCATGGCATTTATCACACCCAAAGAATTGGAAACGCACCTCTATAAAGAGAATATAGAGGCTATCAGCAGGGAGGATGAAACAATCCTCACGGCAGCCATAGACGCTGCCCTGCAGGAAGCATACGGATATCTTGGTGCGTATGACCGCAAAAAGATTTTCGAGGCCACAGGGAGCCAAAGAAACGCCCTCCTACTCATTTTTGTAAAGGACATAGCCGTGTGGCATTTCGTGAACCTATGCAATGCCGGTACTGACCTGCAGCTCCGGCAGGATAGGTACGAGCGTGCCGTGGCATGGCTCCGGCAAGTGCAGAAATCAGACATTAAGCCTAACCTCCCCATTATAGACGAGGACGGTGACGGGAAACCGGATACTGCAGGTGAATATATCTACGGGAGCAATCCCAAGCGTAATCAACATTTTTAATATATGACTATGGCGAACAAGAAAAAAAAGACGGCCACGACAAATGCCGGGGCAAAATCAAAGGAGCAGCTGGTCATCCATCAGATCGTAGTCAAGGCTCCCCAGCGGAAAGTGTATGACGTGGGGAATTGGCGGACGGCTCTCTCCTCTGCAGACAATGGACGAACAAAGCAGCTGTATGACCTGCTCGATGATATCATGATTGACGGCGTTTTGAGCGATGCCGTTCAAAAGCGCATCGATGCGGTCACGAACTCGGAGCTTACTTTCCAAAATGCGGCTGGGGAGGAAGTGGAGGAGATCGCAGACCTGATGGACACCACCGCATGGGAGGATCTGCTGACTGAAATCCTGAAAAAGAAAATATACGGGCGTTCAGGCATTGAAATGACCTTTAATGACGGTTTCAACGTGGAACCGATTCCGGCAAAGCATATCAACCTGAAAAACCGCACAATCCTCCGGCAGGACACGGACGAAATAGGCATACCATACGAGGGAGATTCACAGCTGCTCATTCTCGGCAAAGACCGGGATTTCGGTTTGTTACTCAAGGCGGCTCCCTATGCCATCTACAAACGTGGAGGCTTTGGGGATTGGTCACAATGGATCGAACTTTTCGGGATGCCCCAGCGCATCGGTAAATACAACACGTATGATCCGGAGAGCCGCAAGCTGCTGGAGGAGGCTTTCGATAAAGCCGGATCCGCACCGTATGTGGTCATCCCAAAAGAGGCGGATGTGGAAACCAAAGAGGGCGGAACGGGTTCAGGATCCTCGTACAACGAATTCCGGCAGGCCAACAACGAGGAGATGCTGATCACTATCCTCGGACAAACCATGACCACCGTACAGGGAGAGAAAGGCGCACGTTCATTGGGTGAGGTTCACAAGGAGGTAGAGGAGGGAAAGAATAAATCTGACCTCCGGTACGTACAGCGTGTCCTCAACCAAAAGGTACTCCCCATGCTGGAGGCGAGAGGGTATCCCGTTGCTGGCGGAAAGTTCATTTTCCCCAAAGCGGCGGAGCAGCTCTCCGTTGCCGAGGTGGTGCAGCTCTCCGACATCATGGATATCCCGCAGAGCTACCTGCATGAAAAATATTCGATTCCCGTGCCTAAAGACGGGGAGCCGGTCGCAAAACGTGCCTCCGCTCAGTTCGATATAGGAGAGGATTCGGAGGAGGACACAATCAGTAATGCAGACCGTAATTTCTTTATGCGCTTATGGGATTTTTTCGTGCAAGCCCCGCAGGTCGGGGCATCCATTGGAAAAGCCCCCATCAGGCTGAATGATAACGCTCCGATGTCGGAAAAGCTGGCCGCAAGGATTGCAAACGGCGAAACCGGGAAGTTCGATGCGGAGTTGTTCTCCTTTATTGCTACCGACTTTTTGAACGGTGTTCAAAGTGCGTTCAAACGTTCAATGAACCATGCGGATGTAAGATTCGCATACGGCCTGCAGGATGACGCTTTCATCACCGCTTTGGAGATGAACCTGTTTCATTTCTCCGCCGGTAAGACGCTGGCGGAAATTCAGGAGCTGAACAAGGCGTTCAGGGAGAGCGGTAATTTTCAGGAGTTCTCCAAAAAAGCGGAGCAGATATGTGGCACGTTCAATAAAACGTGGCAAAAGACGGAATACGAAACGGCGGTACTAACGGCGGAGTCCGCCAGCAATTACCACCGGCTCATGGGAAAAACGAAAATGTTCCCTTATTGGAAATATGTCACTGCCGGGGATGAAAAGGTAAGGGAGGAACACCGGAAGCTGGACGGGGTGATATTACCGGCCAATGATCCACGGTGGAAAAAGATATTCCCGCCCAATGGCTGGAAATGCCGTTGCCGGGTGGTTCCGCTCATGAAACACGAGGTAGAGGGTATAGACATCAACGCCATGCGTGCCATTGTCGATGAATACCTCGGTACGAGTGAATGGAAAATGAACGAGGCTCAGGGCTGGGATTCAAACCGGGGAGAAACGGCTGAGGTGTTTTCCAAGAACCAGCATTATATCCGCAAGTTTCCCGATAAAGCCGCCTCCTTGCTGGGTGACCTGCATTATAATGATTACGGGCTGGAGTCCTTTGGAAAGAAAGCGGCGGCAGCGACCGAAAAAGCACCGGTGTTTGCCGGGGATCCGAACCAGTGGAGGGATTCGCATCAGGTGATGGATGACTACAAAGGCCGAAAGGTGCAACTTACGGAGGAGGTGTTCAAACGCCACACCACAAAGAAATACGAGGAGGCTCGTGTTCCTCTCGTGGAGTGCATCCCGGACGTGCTTAAAAACCCTGACGAGGTATGGATAAACGACTATCAAAAGAAGTTCGACAACCTGAACTTTATCAAGTTTTACGAGGATAAGGTGATTAACGTGGTTTGCGAGGTTAAGAACGGAACGCTCTATCAGGTCACGACATGGTTCGAGATAGAACAAAACGCCAACATCAAGGTGAAAGGCCGCAGGAGCAGAAAGATAGATCCACGATGGAGATATCGCCGTGGTCTGCTTATCAAAAAGTAAAAGGAGGCTCTGAGAACCTCCTTTTATATACGGATTAACATCCCGCTCCGCCGTATAAAGCCCGGACTTTTTGATGCCCCCGTCATCCGTCAGGTGTTGGCATATTCGATTCATCCCCGGAGCGATATGCTTACGGAAGCAAATATACAAAATTATTTCAATATGAATATCAAAGAATTAAATAATTATCTGCAATCGCTCCCGGAGGAGATAATCTCCGATGCGGCAGAAATCGTGGCGGAAACGGCCACGGAATACTATAAATCAGCTTTCAAGAAGAAAGCATTTGACGGGAACCCGTGGACTCCGGCAAAAGTACCGAAAACAACCGGTTCCCTGCTGATCGACTCCGGTGCGCTGGTGAACAGTATCAGACCGGCGGTGATAACTCCCCAGCGGGTGGTTATCTCTGCAGGGAATGAAAAGGTAGATTACGCTCAGGTACACAACGAGGGATTCAAAGGTATAGTACCCGTACCGGCACACACCCGGAAAACAAAACGGAAAGATGTACCGGTCAAGGCGCACACCCGGAAAACTAACATCCCGAAACGTGAATTCATGGGAGATTCCGAAGAATTGAACGAGCAGATACACGCACGGATAGAGGGATATATTGACTCACTTAACAATGAATAGCTATGAACAAAGAAATTTTTATTGCCGTTTGTGACCGGCTGAAAACAGAAGTACCCGGGCTCCGGTGGATAGATGCCGAGGAGGGACAACTTAACACGGGAGAGCGGCCTGCTGTGGCTTTCCCGTGCTGCCTGATAGATATATCTTACCCGTCCTGCGAAACCCACATGGGTGGACGGCAAAAGATAAATGCGCAAATACAACTTAGGGTGGCCTTTCAAGCCGGAGGGAGTACAAATGCGGCAGCCCCTAAACTTGTCAGGGAACACGCTCTCTCCTGCATGGACACGTTGGATAAGATACACGAGGCTTTGCAATGGTGGAACGGCGGGAACCTTTTCAACCCGATGCGCCGCCTCCGGGGTGCGCCGGAAAAAAGAGCGGACGGTCTGAAAGTGTATAACGTGATCTATGAAACCGAGTTTATGGATTAGTTCCAATCAAAGCCGGGAAACATCGCTTTGAGCTTGCGGGTGGACGCTTTGGAACGCAGGAGTTCATTGTAAAAATCATCCTGTTCCACCAGCGTGTTGCTGATGGTTCGCTCTTCGACAAAGAACTCGTTATCGGAAAGGATTCTCAGCACGTCATCGAAGCGGCGGCGTTTGATCTCAGTCCAATAGTAATAACGGGCGGTCATGATGCGGTTCCGCTTTTCGAGGCGGTCACGGCGGGAGGTGATGGCAGCATCGGAGGAGGCAACCGTGCGTGTTCTGCGGCGGTTACCGGCTTTCTCTATTTCCGGGCAAAAAAACGGTATTACGAGCTGCTCCTGCATATTGATTTGATTACTTAATACAAAGGTACATTATTTGCACCATAGTACGAAAAAAGTCCGCTGAAAATTAGGATTTCAGCGGACTTTTATTATTGATTAAAGGGCTTTTACATTGCAAGCATACCCTCTTTGTCATCCTTACCCGGAACGAACGGCTTTATAGTGGTTATCACCGAGCTGGTCACTTTCACTCTGCCGGATCCGAGGCAGGTCGGACATTGGCAGGATCCGGATACCTTTGTCCTGTTCTCATCGCTGTACTCGAATACAACGCCTTTTCCCTCGCAACGCTTGCATACAGCCACACGGGTGGGAATATACCGGGCTTTCGCATTATTCGTCTGTTCCATCTGATTCCTCCTTTATTATGGTTAATTCTTCACTTGATTTCGGGTGATACATGAAATCGGTTTTGAGCTTTTTGAAAACCGTCAGTTCCACCTGAAAATTCTCAAATTCCTTGTTCCGGCTGGAAAGCTGGCGTTTGATGAACTCGGTAACGTCACGTTTCATTTCAGGAACCGACATCTCGACACCGGTTTCCGGCACGTATAAGCCCTCAAGCCGGAGCTTGCGGTAACCTCTGCGGTGGATTTGGAATTGAACTTTGTATATCATGACCGTCCCTCCTTATGCTTCTGTCATACCCAGAGGAATGGTCACCCACATACCGTCCCCGTTCTTCATTTCCGCTCTCACAAACTGTTTGCTGATCGCTGGCTGATATGCCTCCTCGATGATGCGGACACCCTCCATGAAACGGTCATTGTTGCTTTCTTCCGCAATCTTGCGGAGCTGGACGATACGGCTGGCTTTTAACGTGCCTTTGGCATCACGTGCCAGCAGCTTCAAAACCATGCTCACGAGTGATTTCGTTTTAGCATTGTCGGCGAGGCTCTCGATGTATTCTTTCACGATCACGATGCCGTCCTCCACCGTGTCACGGTAGCCGTCCGTCACGTACACTCCGAGAGTGATACGCTTGGTTCCCTCCGAATTGGTAAAGGTATGGCTGCGCTGGTCATCCTTTACGACTTTCAGAACCTCGCATTTCATGTCAAGGATACTCTTAAAGTTCTCCAGCACCGTCTTTTTGGTTTCCTTGATATCCTCACTCAAGGAGAAGAGTACCGGGATTGCGCTGTTCACTTCATCATCCACCATTTGGCGGTACGTTTCACGTTCGGCTTTCGCCTTTTCCTGAGCCTCTTTTTTGGCCTTTTCTTTACGGAAAGCCTCGAATTGAGCCTTTTCCTCTGCCGTCATTTCAACGGTCTGCTTTTCTTCAATCTGTGCCATAATATCACATTTTAAATGGTTTATAAATAAGTTAATTGAGTTCTTTCTTTGCTTTCTGCATATCCTTTTGCCGGATGGAGCGGATCCGGAGCAATACCGCATCCAAATCATCAGCGGACAACTCCCTGAATTTCTTTCCTGCGATACGAACGCCCAAACAAAAGTTATCCACCGCCGCCCAATTTGCCGTATCAATACCCATCAACTGCATTTGGTGGAGAACGGCAGAGCGTTTCTTTTTCAGAACCTCGTAACTGACCGGACGGCTGGATCCGGTCTGCTTCTCCATCTCCCGTATCATTGAGTTATATTCACTCAAAGTCATTTCTCTCAGTGAGTCCGTCCGCCCATTCGTAAAGCTGGATACAAGCTGCAGCTTTAAACCGTCCCTGTCAGAACAGGGCATTTTCGCCAGCAGCGTCCAAAAACGTGAATAACTGTTTGTCTTTGCCATAATCAATCAAGTTCAGGGGTTTCACTCTCTTTTAGGGATTGCAGGACGTACAATTCGGTAATGGCCGGGTTCGTCCCCAAATTACTTTCGCCGGAGTCATAGGCCAACTCAAATTCACGCTGACAAATGGCTCGCTGCTCCTGCAGCTTGGATGCCGCATACTCTTTCATGGCATCGACAATACGTTTCAATTCTTCGGGAGAGAACTTTCTGCCGAGTTCCTCGTTCTTTTTCAGGCTGAATACCTGTCTTAATGCTGATAACGCTTTCATATTTGCACGACTTTTACAGGTTGTTGTACTACTTTTACCATTGCCTCCGGCACATCCTTGATGATAGCTGCGGCCAGCTCCGGGTTCCGGAGTTCAACCACCGCCCAATCATCTTTCTTGGCCGGGCTGATCAGCAATTTCTCCGGTCGGTTAAAGCAAGTCCAATTCATAAGGACTGTACTTAAAGAGGCCACCGGTAAGCCTATTTGATAAAGATCATTTCCCATTGATTTGCTTGTTTAAATTGATCTTTGAACCGTCATCGTACCCGGAACAATAGGCGGAAGTGTTCACTTTATTCCGGTTCTTGGATTTATGGGTGGTTGTGCCTATCGATTGAAAATAATCATCAATCAAATGGTTGTGACACAGCATCAGTCCGGTTTCCTCCGCTGTTTTCCGAATGCTCTCAAATTGTTTCCGCAAACCGGTGCAACATCCCAACAAATAAGATTTTATATAATTCCGTTTAAACTTCTTTGTCCGGTAATACCCTCTGCGGGTAGCCACATACTCGGTGCAACGTTCTACCGACAACCGGCGGAATACAGACCTCAAGTAATTATAAAGCGAGAGCACAACTTCCGCATTTTCCCGTGTACCGACTACCACCATGTAAGTCGTACCTCCATGCAACAAAATCCGGCAAAAATTATACTCGCATATAATCCGCAACAAATCCCTTTTCCAAATATTCCCATACGTGTCCTGATAGGTTATTTTCTCCGATTCAGTCACGGATATCATATTCTTTTGTTCTTCCGGGGTAACATCCATCAATGACAAGTTATAGGATGTCAGCAGCCGGTTTACAGCCTCCGCAGCTGCATGGGCTTCTCCCTCGGATCCGATTTTTATGGCGGATTCTTTTAACCGGAGCAGCTTTCTAATTTTCGCCAATATATTTTCAGGTACTTCTTTTTCCATCGTTCATTCTATTTTGCAGGTTTCCACTCGATAGTTATCACGGCATCGAGTTTACCGCTACCTTTGCAGACCGGGCAATCAACTTTCACCCGTTCCCGTTGTTCCTCTCCCCAAAAGAAACCGTTACCGTGGCAATAGCTACACCGGTGGCCTTTGCTGGAGATACTTTCTTTCTGATTTCCCTCCCCGATAAACATGGGAGGCGAAATCGTTATAACTTGATTATTTTTACTCATTTCCGTTCGTTTTAAGCGTTATCTCCCCAATATCTTACCGCACCCTCATCCCAAATTGTAAAATGCCCCACGGAGCCGAAAAAGCGGCCTTTCGAGAAAGCCCGAAACCCCTCCACGTAAATTTTCAGGGCGGCATCATACATCACTTTCTTTGCGCTCCGACCATCAGGGTTCCGGCCATCTGCATGGCTGATAAAAATCAGCAGCTTGTTCCGGTGCGCCTCCTTAAATTTGATGTATTCTTTATAGCTCATTTGGGTGTATTGGAAACTGTCAATGACGTAAAAATCGGGGCTTTTATGCTTATCCATTCTTTCACCAAGCTCGGACATCGGCTCACAGTCAAGCAGCTGGAAACGGCGGTTTACCTCGGCCATGTTGAAACGGCGGAGCGTGTTCTGCATGGTGAGGCTCGCACCCTCTTCGAGGCTGTCATAAGCCACCCGCCCAAACTTTGCCAGCTCTTTACAAAGCTGCATGACAAAGCTGCTTTTCCCGTTACCACTATTGCCCCAAATAAACCAAACGCCAATCCGTTCAGGCTCTCCGAAAGCGTCCGCCCATGCGCCTGTCAGCTTGAGCGTTTCTTTCTTCATGCTTACTGCTTCTGTTACCGATAATGCCCGTGCCATAAATCAATATCTGAAATCTGTAAAATGAATAATCACTCCCTCGAATGTGTTGGAGGTCTTAAAAAACCAGCTCACGAAATCATCGAGAGTCATCCCGTCATTAGCAGCCAGCTGCTCCACGTTTAGGATACGTTTTCCGTCTATGAAAACGGTCGGCTGCTCGATATCGGAGTCCCATGTCATTTGCACCTGCTGGATACCGATTTTCTTCAATCTTTTCACCTCCAGCTGCGGAGTGTGATAAGGACGGCCAATCCACCGGCGGATAGATAGCTCCGCATTATGGGAGTTGATAAGCTCCACGTTGTACGCCCATTTGCCCGGATCCTCACGAAACGTGTGGATCTTGGTTCCTTTAATTACTTTCTCAGGAAAGCCGGTGAGTTGGCCTCTTTTAAAATGGCCTACCGGAAACCGGCTTGCGAGTGGTAAAACAATTTGTTTCATATATATTCTCATTTGAATTGTTACTCCTTTGTCACTTTGTAACCTTTTTCTTTAAGGTACGTTGCTACATATTCATCGTTTCCGACATCTTTAAGGACATCGAAAAGGTAGGCACTTACATACTCGGCTATTGCATCCGCATTTGCGTAATCAATATTTTGCGAAATAAATTTCGCTTTCTCTGTTCTTCCTAAACCTCTAAAGACTTCTTCAATTTTGCTCATATATTTTTTGAATTACGTTCAAACGCCGTTCAACCAGCGTTTGAACAGGGTTTTATACTATTTCGCTGCCGCCACCTTTTTCTCCCGGTGAATGGCATCTTTCACGCATCGCAAATCAAACTCCGATTTTTCCGTCACATCGATCACGTTTGCAATAAGTTTTTTATCCATCAGTCCGTTGGCTTGGCAAATGGCAAATACATCATTATGGGAGGTTGGTTCCAGCTCAAAGAACTTACGCCCAATGCGGGAATAAATCTCGTTATAGCCTTTCCGGTTGTGGTTCAAACCGCAGTCAATACGATGCTGGATGTAATCGGTGGATAAGAAAGTAATCCCGCATTTGCCCTCCAGCCGGTTATACAGGTTGATAAAGTAGTGAAACACGTTATCATTCAACTTATCACCCTCATCGAACACCAAAAGTGGATTTTCCATCTGTATGATGCTCTCGATGGCCAAGTCCAATATTTCACGGATACGCATCCCGCAAGTCTTAAAACCGAGTTTACGGGCGATCTCCCGAACAAAATCACCTTTCCGCATATCCTCATCACAAAGGATGACGAACACCTCATGATTCTTTTGTGCGTACATGGTGGCTGTCGTTGTTTTGCCACATCCCGCACCACCCACGATCCAGCGGACTTTTTTAAATTCCTGCGCATCGCTCAGGGCATACCATATCTCCTGAAAGGAGTTCGTTTCCACGAGCTGCCAACCGGTGGCCGCAGCTGCAGGGGTTATCTGAGAGATGATATTGCGGAACATATCATCACTGATACTCTCATACTTGCCGTTAACCACGGCACTCAATGTCCCGGCAGACACGCCGTTCAAACTTGCCGCAGCCTTTTTTTGGCTGGAATACTTTGCTGCATATACCCGGAGAGCTTCACGGATACTGTCTTTCTCTTGCTGTGTCATTGTACTGTTCATTTTATTTAGAATTATAATTTTCCTGCTACTTTCTTTTCATTCAGGCGGATGTCACCATTCAGCTGGTCAAACGTGATGTTGCTTATTAGCTTTGTCACCTTACCGGCGGAGAGCTGTTCCGGATCCTGACTGTACCGGCGGACTCGGCGTTCAATTTCACGCTCCGTTTCGCTCTTTGCACCTTTCAATTTCGGACGTTTGAGTCCCTGTTGTTCCATACTCACGCCGTGCGCCTGCTCGATGATACGTGCATCAACCTGACGCTCGATGCGATCCTCCGTGTTCGCCTCTATATTCCGGCGGATAAAGGACATTTCGCCCTCGGTCTGTTCCTGAATATTCCGGTGGATGACGATATAAGGCTCTGCAGTTCGTACAAATCGCAGCTCTCCGGCTTTATCTTTCTTGTATAGCCGTACCGAAGTATGGTCATAAGGATCGTACATGGTGTAGAACTTTTGCCCTCTGTTTTTTCTTAGGAATTCATGGTCGGGAACACCCGGAACCTCGTAAACCTCGTATGTAAACTCACGTTTTTTAATGGTTATTTTCAGACCGTTATCTGTGTAAGTGGAGGGTTTATCAGTCATCACCCAAAACATCTCGATCATGTCGAGAACACCCACTGTCGGGGTATCAGGGTTCACGCTATTTTGGTACATCTCGATGCGGTTCACCCCGGTAGCAAAATGCTTGCTTTCGTTCCATTCTTTCCGGGCGGCAGCGTATGCTGCTTTCAGTTCGGCCAAAGTGTAAAGTTTATCCTTGTTCGCCTCGATACGCTCTAAATTCGGGCGGCTCGTGTCCTTTTTGGTGGTGATATTTTGACCGGTGAACCTCCAATCCTTATGCAGAACCTCAGCCTGAAAACGTCCGAAAACGCTCTCTATCGTTTTGGATTGCCCGCTGTATGGAGCCGTGGTTCTATGAACATGGCCGACAATCTTATCAAAGAAATGGCTATTCTGCAGTTTCTTGTGGCCTCCCTGATTATCATGCACCAGCTCGTAAGGCTTATGACCTGATACCTGAATGGCCATGCGGTAGGCATTATATTGCGCCTCGTAGTCCTCGCTGTCTGAAATATGGTATCCCAAAAATACCTCCGAATAAGCATCGATGACCTCGTAAACCTGAGTGGTACGAACCACCAGCTTACCGTCCTTGTCATAGTCTTTATAGTACAAATTGATTTTCGTACCATCACCATACCACAAGGAGTCACGCATCGAGGGAAGCTCGGTTTTATTCTTGCGGCTGTAACGCTGGTGAGCTTTCAGCTCCCCGTGAACGGCATCGTACCATAACGGTTCGATGTCAGGACGGTTCAGGAATTGCCGGAGGCTCTGAATGCTCCGGAGCTGCTTCCAACCTTTCTCATCTGCAATCCGGTTGAATTCCACGAATATTTGAGCATCTGTATAAACGGGAACGCTGCTCCGCTTTAACGCTATAATCATGTTACCGGCTTCCTCGGTTATTTTCAGGGTATTGCCATTTCCCATTTTCTTGCTGATCAAGCAGGAGTAACCCTCTTTTTTGTATTGGTTTATTTTGTCTTTCAGCCGGGCGGCGTTTTCAGGTAGCGTATGGCCATAAGAGTCACGGAGGCGGTCTGCCGTTCCGATAATCGTTTCCCATACTTTCTTTGTACTTCCACCCAAAGCCTTGCGATAGCCCTCCCGGTCATTCAGGATCGATATCAACTCGTTCAGTACTGAGGCGTTGATGGTATATTCAGCTTTTTTGGGTTCTGTGAGACTTACTAACTCCCCGGCCTTATCATACCGGTAATCCTCAAAGAATATCCGGGCTGCTTCATCTATTTTAAGCCTGTTTTTCATACACTTCTCTTTGATTAACTCCACCGGATCCCCATACTTTTGCTCAAAGCGGATCCGGTAACGTTCAGGTAAGGACAAGTAATCAATAAGAGCGTAATTATCAAGACCACCGCCTCTATTAACCCGTTGAGCCTTACCTCTCCGAATTAAAGAATAAAGCGTCCATAATGAAATCACCGGTTCTCCATTTTCAGAGCTGGTTAATTCCTGAACTGTTACGCATACTATTTTATTGAAATACTCCATTATTTTAAAATCTTAGTCCCCGGAGGCGGAATCGAACCACCTCAAAAGACCGTCCGGGATTCACCTATTTTAAATATCTTTGTCATCGGTTGAAATTGGTACTTTTTTAATCAGACGGGCGGCATTAGCAAAATTCAAAACCACCACTATAATCGCCCAAATCGGACTATCATCTGTTATACACAAAAAACAGAAACTCAAGCAGAAATACCACACATAAAACTTTTGCTTTGTAGTCAAAGAGAAATACTCTTTAAACTCATCTCCCAAAAGGAGCAAAAACATCCTTTTCATGCCGTTTCCTTTTGATCACCGATTTCAACGCCTCCACGTTCAATGGCTACCTTTCGGATTAATGTAGCCTTAGAACTATTACTCAAATAATTCAATGCCTTATAAACGGCCTGCCTCGTCACCTTAAAATCTTTTGAGATTTGGGATATTTTCCCGTACTCAACTACAATTCTCTTTTTCATGTTTTTCTTATTTAATGGTTTCAATAGTAGGATCACTAAACCAAGTTTTCAGCTGTGCCTTTGCATAGGCCATAGAACACTCTCCAACTGTCGCTATCACCATAGTTCTGTTATCAATAGCGTAAGCCGCCATTTCTTCATCTATATTTATTTCAGAAATAAAATCACTTACTTTTTCCCATTCCGAAAAATAGATTTGTACCTTAATTGCTTGCATAATTCTGTTTTTATTAGTTATTCATTGCAATATCAACCGCTTTTTGTACTTTTACAGCCGTTTACATTGTTATCGTGCTGCAAATATAATTCGCATTTGCGAATAAAACAAGTAATTGCGAACATTTTATTCGCTTTTGCGCAAATAAAATAGGAGAGGTATGACTATAAATGAACGAATGAACCATATTATCAAAGAATTGTACGGCGGAAACAAACGAGCTTTTGCCAACGCAATAGGTGTATCTGCTACTGTGATTGAGAATGTTGTAGGTACGAGGCAAGGTAAGCCATCTTATGATGTCCTCGAAAAAGTATGCGCAAATGCGAATATATCAGCAGAGTGGTTATTAATGGAAAGAGGGGAGATGCTGTATAATTCTACCTCTCAGACGCAATACACACCTCCCGACCAAAACACCCACTACTTTATAGAGAAAATCGCAGAACAAGCAGAGGAAATCGGCAAATTAAAAGAACAAGTAAAGTTATTGGGTACACAACAATCGGCTGCACCCGATGCAATATGTGCAGATGTCGTATAATTTTCGGGAAAAAGTGTCCCAAATATTAGCTGCACACGCACTTTTGATTTTTATCAAATAAGAATCAGTTATTCATTATATTGTATATCAGCATATTAAACAACAATATATGCTGATTTCTATTATTTTTTTATGGTATTTTCCCCCTCTGAAAACCACAAAACAACTATAAAACAGCTAATAAATAGGCAATTTCTATATCTAAACACGTCTATTTTTAACGGGAAATGCACAACCAAATGCACAACCATTAAAAACATTTCGTTTTTTTTATTACAAAAATGCACAACCAAACGCACAACCAAATGCACAACCAACCCCTAAAAAACGCAATATTCCACCCTCAAATGAATACCATTTGCCCCTCTCCTATTTCCGCTATTTTGAACGCCGAATTCAGGCTATTTTAATATGAAATGATAATCCTATCAACAGAGCATAAAAAAGCCGCAATCCGCTTAAATAAAAGCGTTCTGCGGCCAATGTGCTCACCCCTCTCCTCTCCTACTCCACCGTATATTAAGTTTTCGCTGCAGTGTAAAGCAGATAGGCGTTCAAACTATTCAGAGTAAAGTCTAAAGTAAAGCCAAAGTAAAGCAGAGTAAACTTTTCGTTTTTCCCTCTCTCCTCTCCTATTCAATCATAACTATTTGTATATCAAAGCTATTCCGTTTATGTGGAATAACTCAATTTATCGCATTTCGTTTTACCCCCCTTAAATACGCTTCAAATACCAATTCTCGACAAAATACATCTGAGTAATTTAGAGAAAATAAAAAGACTTCGGAATACTATTATACATAATACTCCAATTCAAACTATACTTAAATCTGAATTTGTTAATGACTATATTTGTTGTGTAAATTCTGCACTGAATGAAATTACTCAAAACATTTATTCAAAGTATCAAGAATACACAGCCACAAAGTTAATTCAAGATACTTGGAATTATTTATTTAATTCGCCTCTTTTGAAATTTGAAGAACATTGGGAGGTTGATGAATTGGGCGAAGTCTCTCATTATAAATATGAAAAATTGAAAAAAGTAGCCTTTTCTCTATGTTCTCATGAACGAACGTTTTTGATATTATTTATGAGCAATTATAATTCCCATATATGCAATGAAGTTTACAATCTAAATGATATCTCAATGCATGTGAGTATTTCAAAGAGAGATAAAATTGCATATATCACGGAATTATTTGATAGATATCCTTTATTATTACAAGACTTTAGATCAGAAAAATAAATATGCCACTTTTATCTAATCAGCCTATAATATATCATTTACACCTCGATGATCGAAGATTTGAGGAGTTTGTCAGAGACCTTTATTATCAAGACATCCAAGAGAAAATCGTTAATAATAAATTTGATGATGTTGTTCTTTTGAGTGGGAATAAAGAACAAGGGCGAGACTGTGTTTTATATAAAAATGGCAATAGTGTTGGTGTAGTACAATGTAAACTATATGACAAAGTACTGACCAAGCCTGAATGCGCAAGAGAGATTATAAAATTCTGTCTATACTCAATTATACATGCTGATTTCATATTTGACATTAATACGTTTGAATACCACTTTGTGGCATCAAGTGGATTCAATAACCAAGCAACACCATTCTTAAAAAATTTCCCAAACGAAATTCTTCAAGAGTCTGAATTAGAAAATTGGATAAATAAAGTAATCCAAGAAAATAAAACGCTCAGTGTAATTGATCTTACTAAAGTAAAGAACCAATTATATGGAATACTGTCAAGTATCAAAATAACTCCAATAATAGGTATTGAATTAGATAGAAGGCTGTCTTATGAGTACAATAAAAATCTGATTAGTAAATATTTTGAGGCTAAAACAGTCATTGAGACTACAGCATTAGAACCTATAAAAGAAAAATTAGAAGAACTGACTAAACCACATTCTATTTATAATCCTGAATTGTTGGATGAATTAGGAAATGCTTCGTTTACGCTTTACGGATGCAAAAACTATTTTGGCAATCTTCCTAATTCTAATATAAAACGCAAGGAAACCACAGAACTGCTTAATTGGATAAAATCAACATTACCAACTAATTCAGAAGAGAAAAGTAATAACGTTCTGTTTCTTTCAGGCAGTGCTGGATGTGGAAAGACTACGATACTTCGGGATTTATATGAATTGCTGGCTAAAGACGGAATTCCTGTTCTTGGTCTCAAGTCAGATGCCTTAATTGCAAATAATCTGGATGATCTTACAACGAAAATTAATTTAACTCACCCAATTATTAAATCAATCATCGAAGTCTCTAAAAATGTCGGAAAAACGATTGTTTTAATTGATCAATTAGATGCTCTTTCGCAATATTTATCATCCAATCGAGACTATGTGAATACTTATATTCAACTCATTGAATCGTTAAAAAACCGTCATAATATTAGAGTAATTGTCTCTATCCGAGAATATGATTTGAACTACGACTTTTCGTTCCATGCTTACAAAAACAATATAAAAATTCAAGTAAGTGAACTTCATGACAAAGATGTGGAGAGCGTCTTATCTAAATTAAAATTGGCAAAAGGAGACTTGACGGGTACTTTATTTTCTCTACTAAGAAATCCTAATAACTTGGATGTTTTTTGTCGAATTTATAATAATAAAACAAAAGCTCATGAAATTAAAACTCTTCAGGATTTATATGTTGAATTGTGGAAACAGCTTATACAAAATCCAAAGATTGATAAAAATAAGCTAAAAGAATTTCTTTACAAAATAATTGAGAAACAACATGCACAACAAACGATTACAGTTTCATCTGCTAATATGGTCGAAGATTATCCAACTGAATTCATTTTTTTGAAAAGTAAAGGGATTGTCATAGAAGAAAAAGATAAATCATTACGCTTTTTCCATCAGTCATTTTATGACTATCTTTTTGCTAAAAAGTTCATAGAAGAAAAGGGGAGTCTGATTAAGTACATAAAAACGAATAAACAATCATTAGAAAGCCGATCTGGACTAAAAATGATCATTTCTTATCTATCAATATCAGACAGAAATGAATATATACGAATAACAAAATATATACTACAATCAAACGGAATAAGGTTTCATATAAAATCATTAGTGATTTCATTATTATCCAATGTCGAAACCCCTTTTAATGATGAAAAGCAAATAGCATTAAAGCTAATTTTACAAAAGAAAAAATATTACGATATTTTTATTGATAGTTTGATTTCAAAAGGTTGGACCAATTGGTTAATTCAACAAGGTTTATTGAAAAACATGTATGAGTTGAAGCCTACAATTAGGGATAGGTTCTTTGAAAAGAAAACAAAATATTCTCAGTGGATTTTACGTTGTCCATTTTATAACAATTACTTGCCATTTGAAACGAGGAAAAATCAGTCGCTCAATATGGCAACATTTCTTCTTCGAAGAAATTTGCAGTCAAATATTGATGACATTTTTAATTTGTTATTATCCCTTAAGTTTGAAGAAAAAAAACAAGTCGTGGGTAGAATTTTGTATTTCAATCAAGACTGGGCAAATTCATTGGCATACGACCTATTCCTTTATTGTAAAGATTCCTTGGATTCATTTTCATATTATCATATACTCGAAAATATTGTCCCTGCAAATGTGGATTTTGTAATAAGGGAAATCTCAGAAAGTATCTATAATGGAATTTGGGAAAGAGAAAAGGGACAGCATGGAGATGATTGGTATGCCAAGAAGAGACTCTTAGATTTAATAAACAAGACTTCGCCCGAAAAAGCAATAACCTTCCTGTTCAACACCGTTCTTTCAGCCATAAAAAGCCAAGAGCACCTGTGGGATAGCGAAGAAGATAGATTATTAGTTCCTGATGGATTATTTACCTCATTCAGTGTAGTAAACAACAAAAGCGATTATCATACAGACAAAGAACGAATTTATGCAAGGCTCATTCGTTGGGTAAAAGAAATTCGAACTAAAAACTCCGTGTTCTATGATGATTTCGTTAAAACTCATTATACCTCTAAATACCATTCTATCTTAAAGATTGTATTGTGTGTATTGGATAAGCCCGATTCAAATAAAGAGGATTTGGTGATGTCTATCATCAAACGGATGCGTCAAATAAATCAAATTACAGATCATGGAGAATTGCAAGGAGATTTATTTCGACTTATTCAGCTTTGGTTTCCAACATTCTGCAACAAAAACAAGAAATTTATCTTGAATATAATTTTATCTCTTAAAAATCAAGGAAAATTAATGCCTGATGATAGAGAAGGAAAAAATCCTTTCTATTCTTCTTATGGACGTACTACTTATTTATTTTTGCAGGCATTTCCCATTGATTATATAAATTCAATACTAGAGGCAAAAAAGACATATCAAGAACTCAATAGAAAATTCCCTAAAGTAAAGCCCTCTGATTATTTGTATAGCAGTAGTTTTCAAATGAGAGGTATTGGTTCGCCAATCAAACACGATGCATACGCAAAAATGACAGATGAACAATGGCTGAAATCATTTATCAAATATGCAGAAGATAAAATTTCCTATGATTTTACAGGAGGAAGAGAACAACATGCTCGGAGGTTAGAAGAAGAAGTGAAAAAACAACCAGGTCGCTTCGTTAGCTTGATACATAAAATGATTGCCGATAAAAAGATTCATGATTCTTATATTGCTCAAGCCCTATGTGCTTTTGGAGAATCAGACTTATCAAATGAAATTTTAAAAGATATTTTTGTATCGGCAATAATAAATAAACGATATTCGGATGATAAGCTTTTCTACATTACACGAAGTTTGCGGAAATTATTTATAAAAGGAATAGACGATCAAACAATAATTGACTTTGCTGTTAATTTGGCATTATCATACCCTAATCCTGAAAGAAAAAATGATAGAGATTTGTATAGCTCGGCCATAAATTCTGTACGGGGTTCTGCAATAGATGCATTGTATTGTTTGAGTATGGAAAAACATGGGGAATTAGTTTTAGGAACGTTGGAGAAAGTTGTTCAGGATGCCAATGACGATATTCTAACATCAGTCCTTTATGGATTGGCATATTTGAATAGATACAATATTGAGAGAGCATTTTCATTATTTCGATTAATTACAGCAAATGCATCTGATGAACTGTTTGTCTACTCATTCAACCCTGCTCAATATTATGCTCACTATGACTTTTCTCGATTGGCATCTTATTTAATTCGAGCAAAAGGGATTAAAAATGAGAAATTTCGAGAAAATATTTCTGCAATGCTTTACTTCGCATGGGTGAGGACTTATTCAAATGCAGAGTCGATTTTGTTTGACTATATCGATAATGATCCTAAATGTATTGCGGAAGTTATTAGTTGTGCTATAACCTATTTTTATTTCGAAGAAGACCCAAAAGGAGAAAAAGCTATATTTATTTTGAAAAAATATCTGAACTATGAAGATGATCATATTTCACATCAATATGATTGTTGTTTTTTACATTATAAAAAATCAAATGTGAAGTTTTCCGATTTATACCCATTTATAATAAAATACATTAGTTCGAAGTCTTTTGATTTTAAAAAATATTACATTCTTGAATATCTACTAAAATATAGCGCTGAATATTCTGATCAATGCTTTGAAATTTTCAAAATGATACATTTTTATCAATTTCGAAAAGAAAAAGAAACTGAGTATTCATCTACAGTTAGGGAACGTCAAATGAAATTGCTAATGGGGTTTTATAATATTTTCAAGCAAGACAAGATACTTCACAAACGGAAATTGGCATATATAAATAAAATATTTGATATTTTATTTGAAGATATTAGCTATAAGAATGACATTGATAAAGTTTTGGATTTGGTTTCAAAATAAAAATTATCTTTTTAGTACCAGTCAAAACTGACTTCTCATTTTGCGAATTCAAAGAAATGATTTATCTTTGTTTTCAGTATTCTCCATGAGCAAACTACCGCAAAAGCACGTAGCAAATTAGTGGGATA